AGGCACCCGAGTGCGAGCTGCAGATCGAAACACGCTCCAGCGGGCGCGAAGCGATCCGGGGGCTGGCGGTGCCATACAACCGGCTTTCCCTCGACCTCGGTGGCTTTCGGGAGCGAATCCTGCCCGGTGCCTTCGATAAGGTGCTGAACCGCCAGCGGGGCAAGGGCGAGATCCTGAGCTACTACAACCACAACAGCGACATGCTGCTGGGCCGGGAGTCGGCTGGCACGCTCGAGATCATCGCTGACGATCGTGGCATTTCGTATGTCGTGGAGCCGCCGGATACCTCGGCGGGCCGTGACGTGCTGGCCCTGGTGCGTTCTCGGAATCTGCGTGGCAGCTCTTTTGCGTTCACCGTGAGCCAGAAGGGCGAGCGGTTCACGACCGACGAAACTGGCAAAGCGATCCGCGAGGTGGTGGAGGCTTCGGGGCTGTACGAAGTCGGCCCCGTCAACGTCCCGGCCTACGGCAGCGCCACGTCTGCGGTTGTGGCCCAACGCTCGTACGAGGCGTGGCTGGCGGAGCAGGCTGCCGCAGTCGAGGCCGACGCGGATGCCGAGCCCGAAGTGAAGAAGGCCATGCGTTCCCTGGTCCGTGACGCCGCTGCGGCGTGGGCTCTGAGGTTGCGACGTGTCTGAAGCGCGCTGCACTTGCGGCGAGAAACTCCGGTGCCGCTCCAGCCGTCCATGTGGTGACGAACGGCAGCGGTATCTGCGTTGCCCAAGGTGCGGGGCTCGCGCGGTGGCGTTTGTGAAAACAACACTTTCCGCTGTGCGTTTCTGCAAGGCACCCCGCCCGTAGTGGCAAGGTGGACTCCATCGGCAATACCGCCGCAGGAGTCTCACCGAACATGGACAATCTCAAGAAGCTTCAGGACGAGGCGGCAACCCTTGCCAACCGGATCGACGCCGTGCGTGCGATCGAGGCCGAAGACACGACCGCCCGCGATGTCGAGCTCATCGACCTCAACAAGCGTGCCGACGAACTGACCGCCAAGATCGACTTCGAGAAGAAGGTGGTCGAGTCGGCCAAGAATCTCCGCAGCGTGGTCGAGCGTTGCTCGCCGGCTCCCGAGGTGAAGGAAGAGCGCAGCGAGAACGTCCGCATCGAGGCGGTTCCGTTCTCGGGGCGGCTCCGTGCGTTCGAGAACGCCAAGGACGCCTACTCGGTGGGCATGTGGTTCAAGGCCAAGAGCGGCGATGCCGAAGCCAAGCGGTGGTGCCAGGATCATGGCATTGAGGCCCGTGCGCAGGGTTCGACCGGCGCAACGACCGGATCTGCATTCTCGCCGGATTTGCTGTCATCGACCGTGATTCGTTTGGTGGACCAGTACTCCGCATTCGCTCAGAACGCCACGAACGTGGTGATGCCGAGCGACGTGCTCCTTTTCCCCCGCCGGACGGCCGGCGCGACCGCGTACTGGATCGACGAGAACTCGGCCATCACGCCGAGCGATCCCACCAGCAACCAGGTCACGCTGACCGCGAAGAAGGTGACGGGTGCAGTGACGATTGCGAGCGAGCTCCTGCAGGACTCCATCGTGTCGATTGCCGACTGGATCGCTGCCGAGCTCGCCTTGACGCTCAGCAACGCGGTGGAAGCGGCTGCGTGGTCCGGCAACCCGAGCAACGCCCCTGGCGTGGCCGGTCTTGTGACGAGCCACACGGGTGGCCTTCTCGCTGGCTCGGCTGCCACCTACGCGGCGTCGCTTGTGACCGCTGCGGGTGACACGCCCGACGAGGTCACAAAGGCCAACCTGCTGGCGATGATGGCTGCGGTTCCGCAGCACTCGCGTCAGGGCGCCAAGTGGTTCTGCTCGCCGTTCTTCTTCGCTACCTGCATGCAGAATCTCGACCTCGCCCAGGGCGGGTCGGTGGGTCTCTCGCAGGGCATGGGTCCGACGTTCCTCGGCTCGGAAGTGGTCCTTACCGACCGGCTCCCGAGCGGTGCGGATTCCACGGGTGCGATCATGGCCCTCTACGGGAACATGGCGAACTCGAGCTACTACGGCATCCGCCAGGCCATCGAGATCGCCAGCTCGGATCAGGTGAATTTCCTGAGCGACCAGACCGTGATTCGGGCGGTAGCGCGAGTGGCAATCACGCATGCAAATTTGGGCTCCTCGAGCGTCGCCGGCCCGATCATCGGCCTGGTTGGTGCGTGAGCCTGACGGCTTGACTCGATGTGCAGACTGGGCGGGCCGCTCCACTACGGGGCGGCCCGCTCTCTTTCTGCGAGGCCCGCATGATCGTGAAGGTAGGTGGCACAGAGGCCGACATTCGGGTGGAAGCCATCCTGTCGATGCCGAGGCTGTCGTTTACGGCCAATCACTTTGCCTGGGCTCAGGCGCTCATGCCGCTGGGGATTCGCCCCACGATGGGCACTGGTGCGTTTTGGGACCAGGTGAACACGCGGGTGATGGAGCAATTCATCGACAAGGCCGAGTATCTGCTGACGATCGACTACGACACGTTTTTCACGAAGGAAGACGTGGAGCATCTTTTCGCCATGGCCATGACGTTCCAGTGCGACGCCATCACAGGGCTACAGACCAAGCGGGAAGACGGCCGCCCAATGCTGACGCTAAAGGGCACGCTGGACAACCCGCCCGAGGGCGGCACCACAAGCCTGCCTATGTCGTGGTTCTCTGAGCCAGTGCAGGAAGTGGACACGGCCCACTTCGGGCTCACGGTCATCTCTACGGCCGCCCTGAAGCGTGCCAAAAAACCGTGGTTCTGGAGCAAGCCCGGCCCAGACGGCTCGTGGAATGAGGGCCGCACAGATCCCGACATCTACTTCTGGCGCAACTGGCGCGAGAGCGGGAACCGTGTGTTCGTCACGCCGCGAGTGACTCTGGGCCATGGCGAGTACGTGGTGACGTGGCCTGGCCGGGATCTCGGCAAGCCTGTTTTCCAATGGACAACCGACTTCACGAACACGAGCAAGAAGCCCGAAACTGCATGGAGTGTGCCGCAATGAGGAAAATCACATTTACCCGCGCGTGGCGGTCCTACCGCAAGGGGCAGACCGTGGACATCTCCGGCGGCTTGGCCACGCAGCTGCTCGCCCAGCGCGTGGCTGTCGAGGACACGCAGGGCCAACTGATCGAAACGGCAGCCGTCGAGCACGAAGCAGAAACGGCCGACGCCACCCCAAGGAAACGCCGCCGTGCAATATCGAAGCCTGAGCAGAGCGACCGCACCAGCCGTTGAGCCTGTGACGCTCTCAGAGGCTAAGGCCCACCTGCGAGTCGATACGACCACAGACGATGCCTACATCGGGTCGCTCATCACGGCGGCCCGCGAGTGGTGCGAGCAGTATCTAGACCGCACGCTGGTGCATACGCAGTGGGTGATGCGGTTCGACAAGTTCCCGCCAGACGGCACCATGGACATCGAGCTGCCACGCCCGCCGATGGCGACGGCCGGCACAACTACGGCGGTTGCCCTCACGTTCACCTTCGAGAACGGCACCACGTCCACCTACTCGACGGCCAGTTACCGCGTGGACCGCGACGGCGTGCCTGGCACCGTGAAGACCTTGTACGGGCAGACCTGGCCGCCGCACCTGCAAGATGACAACGCCATCAGCGTGACCTGGTGGGGCGGCTACGGTGCCAGCGGCACGAGTGTGCCGGCTGCGATCCGCCACGCCATGCTGATGCTCGTGGGCATGTGGTACGAACGCCGGATGGCTGCCGACTCCATGAGTGGCAATGAGATCCCCTTCGGCGTGAAGTCGCTTCTGGACTCGCAGAAGTGGGGCAGCTACCGATGATCGACCCCGGCAAACTCCGCGAGCGTGTCACCGTGCAGATCGCCAGCGGCACGACCAATGTCCTCGGCGAGACGGTGCTGGCGTGGGGCGACTCGTCCGCCGTGTGGGCGAGCGTCGAAGGCGTGAGCGCACGAGAAGCCCTGACGGCCGGGCAAAAGGAAACGACCGTCAGCCACCGGGTGCGGCTGCGTTACCTGCCGGGCCTGACGCAACAGATGCGGTTCTCGTGGCGATCCCGCACGCTCGACATCGTCAGCCTGCTCGAGCACGGCAACCGCTCAGAGCACGAGGCTATCTGCCAGGAGCGGCGAGATGGCTAGCCCTTCGCCGCAGGCCGGCGTCAACGTGACGATCGACGTGCCTGGCCTGGACGAGGTGCGCGAGCGGTTCAAGCAGCTGCCCAATCGGCTGGCCGCCAAGCACATGGCCGCAGGGCTTCGCCGCGCTGCCGAGCAGGGTGGCACGCTCCAGGCCCTTCGCACGAATACGCCACGTGGGCCGACCGGCAACCTGCGGCGGGCGATCGCTGTCAAAAGCAAGACGTACACCCGTGGCGAGCGTGGCGGCGTCGGCATCGCCATCATCGGCTATCGGGCCGGGCGGCGAATGAACGAGCCATTCGATGACAAGAAGCTGGGCTACCACCAGGGGCTCCTGGAGTTCGGCACGAAGGAGCGATTCCGCAAGACCGCCAACGGTCTGCGTGTCTCCACGGGCAAGATGCCCACGGGCGGCAGCTACAATCGGCCGCCGATCCGTACGGCCTGGGAGCAGACGAGGGGCCGCGTCGAAGCCCTGATGGTTCGTGAGATGAGCGACGCCGTAGAGGCAGCAGGCCGCGAGCTCGCCGGCCAGGTCCGTGCATCCCAGAGGGCTGGCTAATGTCTCTCAAGTCTCCCGAGGCAGTACTGCGAAACGCGCTCGTCGCCAATACCGCCGTGCAGGCGATCATCAACGGGCGGATCTACCCACTGCGGCACGTGGGGCCAGCACCGATCCAGTTTCCGCTGATTATCTGGCGACGTGCTCGCATTGAGCGAGTGCCCACGATGACCGGCCCGGCGGGCATGCCACGGGTAACGATGGAACTGTACATCTATGCCACGACCTACAACGTGGCCCGCGACTTGGCAGACAAATGTCGCCGCGTTCTGGATGGGTATGCCGGCTCCATCGACAATACGGTGGTGCGGCAGGCCACCTTGGAAGACGAGTCTGATGACATCGTCGACCAAGAGGGAGCCGAAACCTCGATATACAGCGTTCGTCAAGAATACGACATCTTCTGGGTGGAGAACTAACTCATGGCATCCCACGGTCAAGGCACGTCGCTCTCGTTTGCTGGCTCGACCTACACGGTGACGAGCGTCACGTACTCGATGAATAACGTCGGCGGTGACGATACCATCGACGTTTCGCACCTTGGCCAGTCGGCCGGCTCCAACGTCTTGACTATGGATCGCCCGCTCAAGGGCTCCGCGTCCGACACGGGCCGCGAAGTCAGCATCGAGTACATCGGCACTGCTCCCATCACGGACGGCTCGACCGGCACGCTTGCCATCACTGGCGGTCTGTCGCTCTCGGCGGTCGCCACAGTGCAGAGCTCGTCTGTCACGCTGACGGTGAACGACGTGACGCGAGGCCAGGCCACCTTCCGCGTTGCGCGATAAGCCGCTACGGAGGGTTCCGTGGCTACTTACTCGCATGGCGTTGGCGTCACCTGGAACGGAATTGCGTTTCAGGAGATCACGAACCTTTCGTGGACGTATGGCGGCGGCGCGCCTAAAGGCCGCAGCGTCGTGTGGACCGACGAAGCCGGCACGCTAACTGTTGAGTGCCTGGGCGGCAACAACACGGGAGTGGGCAACTACGGCGTGCGCGCTCAGGTTGTCGTTTCTGGCGGCGGGCAATCCTTGACGAATCAGGCAGTATGGGAGTCAGTCAGCGTGGCGTCTGAAGTGAACGGCGTCACCCGGTACACCGTCACGCTGAAGCTCTTGGACAACTAAACCATGGCACTGACCAAAGAACAGATTCTGGCGGCGGACGATCTGGGCCTGCTCGAGCTCAAGGTGAAGGAGTGGGGCGGCTCCGTGTTTATCCGCATCATGACCTGCGGCGAGCGCGACGCTTACGAAAACGAATGGGTGAAGAACAAAGAGCGTGGCGTCGAGAACTTCCGCACGAAGTTTCTGGCGAAGTGCCTCTGCGACGAGAAGGGCGAGCGGCTCTTCTCTGATGCCGAAGTCGATCAGCTGGCGAGAAAGTCTGCGAAGGTCATGGCTCGCGTGTGGGCCAAGGCCATGGAGCACAACGCCCTCACCGACAAGGACGTGGAGGAACTCGCAAAAAACTAGCCATCCGCCCGACGCGCGTGTTTCTGTTTCGTCTGGCGGGTTATTTGAAAATGACAGTGCGACAGCTCTGCGAGCAGATGGATTCGCGGGAGTTTGCTGAGTGGGTTGCGATCCACCGGCACTACCACCCGCTTCCTGACGAGTGGAGGCAGACGGGCCTGATGGCCAGCGCAAGCCTTGCACCGTACTGCCCTCGAGGGCGAACGCCGAAGGCTGAGGACTTCGTGCCTGTCGTGAAGGCACCTCAGCACGAAATGCAGATCGCGGAAACATTGGCACAGTTGGCGAAAGACTTGGGCGGTGAGTAATGGCAACCGTTATCGGCCTCGGCGTGCAGTTCAG